AGCTATAAGTAAAAAACAAGCTAAAGACTTAATTAACAAAGGTCGTAACCGAAAAGACGGTGGATCACAAATCTTGGAGAGTGTAATGAAGAAACCAATGTATGCTAAAAGTGGTAAAAATGTGGTACTACCAAAGCCTAGACCAAAGAATCTTAAAAAGAAAAAAACAAGTGAACAAATAATAAGAGAAAAAAACGAATACGATATTACAAAATCAGATATAACTGAATCTTTGGACAAAGAGTTTAGTAGAAAAGTTGCTAGACAAAATGAAGAAGCTATGAAGAATGTTAAAAAAACCAATAAGAAAAAAGATGGCGGTTTTCCAGACTTAACTGGTGATGGTAAAGTTACTAAAAAAGATATCTTAAAAGGTCGTGGAGTCCCGGGATTCTCTCGTGGTGGTGGCATCGCTATTCAAGGACTAGGGTTCAAAGGAATTAGATAAGTGGCAAACGGATTTAATACAGACGAAACCAGTTATGTGGGAGATGATCCCACTGGCATAGGCTATGATGAGGCAGATACTTCTTTTGCTAGTGGTGTTGGTTATGGAAGTCAAAACATAGATACTGGTGGTAATGAAACAAGTGGTGAAATATTAAGTCAAGCTGGTTTTAATCAAGCCATGAATATAACCACTAAAAACCCTTATGGAGATCAAGGTTTTTTCACAAGAGTTTTTGGTATTCCAGCAGACATGTTAAATTATACCAACTTAGGAATAGATACTGGTGGAATAGCTAACTTAGCTTACGACAGGTATAGGAATCCTTTTGCTGGAATTAAAGATAATGAGGTAATTCCAGAATCGGGCATCAAAGGAGTTGAGGATGTAAAATTAAGAGAAGGCTTATCAGAAGGAGAAAAAACTAGATACGGAGAAGTTCTTTCTATAGATAGACCTCAAGGCATTGAAGAAACAATAGCTAGAACTGCTCTCGGGCTTACTCCATTAGGTCCTATTGCTAGTTTTCTGGGAAAAGAACAACTAGCAATAGCACCATATGACGAAATAGGTTTTAGTGGTTCTCCAAACTATGACCCTACTTTAGACCCCAACAATTCACTGTACCAAGGACCCCAAGGCTTTTTAGGACAAATAGGTAAAGGAATAGAATCAATAACTTTTGGTGGTGCAAGACCAATTTCTAAGACATCAAAAGGTATCTTAGATTTAATTGAAGGACAAGAAGCAGAAAAAGAAATGAAAGATTCAGTTGATCAGACTGGAAATAATGTGTTTAATACAGATACTAATAAAAATAATATAATTGGAAATCCTAATTTTTCTATTAACATGAGATTAAATGCTGGAGAATCACTTTCTGATATTATAAAAAGCAGAACACAATAAATGTACATAACAGATTTTCTAAATAAATATAAAAAAGATTTACAGAGTAGAGTAGATGATATAAGTATTTCCTTGACCAGTGGCAGTGCATCTGATATTGGTCATTATAAGGCAATGGTAGGCGAGATTCAGGGATTGACTTACGCATTGGAACATATACAAACCCTGCTAAAAAAGGTGGATGATGACTCTAATAGTACCAGAATACGTTCTAGCACAGAGGAACGCTAAGAAAAAAGCCGAAGAAGAAGCGAAGAAATTAAATTTAACACAAAGAATACCACAGCCAACAGGTTGGCGAATATTGGTTATGCCTTATATGGGCAGAGATAAAACTGAAGGTGGTGTTTATGTCCCAGATCCAGTAAGAGAAAGAGAAGCTAGAGCCACAGTTACGGCTTATGTAGCTAAAGTCGGACCTCTTGCTTATAAAGATATCGATAAATTTGGAGAAGACGGAGCTTGGTGTAAGGAAGGCGATTGGGTTTGTATTGGTCGTTACGCAGGTTCACGATTTCAAATCGAAGGTGGAGAAGTTAGAATTATTAACGATGATGAAGTTATTGCGACCATCGTTGATCCTGATGACATAAAATCTTACGGAGCATAAAGACAATAGGGGTGGAGAAACTAGAGTAACCATTGTCGATCCTGACGGCATCCAAAACATACGGAGTATAGTATGCAAGAAGATGTTAAGGTTGAAGAAGCCGAAGAAGAAGGTCAAGAAATTGAAGTAGCAGAGAAGGAGCAAGAGACAGATGAAGTTGCTGTTGAAGCAAAGGATAAGCCAAAATCTGAGGATGGTGATGACTTGTCTGAGTATTCTGACTCTGTTAAGAAACGGATTAGCAAACTTACGAACAGATTTCGTGAGGAAGAGAGACAGAGACAAGCTGCTGTTGAATATGCTGAAGCCGTTAAAAAACAAAACGAAGAATTAAAAACTAGAATTGATAAGTTAGATACAACTTATGTTGGCGAATTTGATACAAGAGTACAATCTCAATCAATAGCTGCAAAAGAAGCATATAAAAAAGCATTAGAAGACGGTAATGCAGATGCTATGTACGAGGCTCAACAGAATATTTCTAGAATAGCAATGGAAGAATCTAGACTTGCTCAATTAAAAGCAGATAGAGAAGCCAAAGCACAACAAGTTGAACAACCTCAAGCACAACAACCTCAAGCACAACAACCTCAAGCAAAGCCAGACCCTAAAGCAGAAGATTGGGCTAAGAAAAACACATGGTTTGGGCAAGATAATACCATGACTTATGCTGCATTTGGCTTGCACAAACAATTAATTGAGGAAGAAGGGTTTGACGCTACGTCAGATGAGTATTATAATGAACTTGATAATAGGATTAGATCAGAATTTCCGCATAAATTTGCTGAAACTCCGAAAAAATCCAATGCTCCCAGAGTCGCCTCTGCTGGGACAACGGCTTCTAAGTCGTCATCACCAAAGGGACGCAGAACAGTCAAGTTGACTGCTTCGCAGATAGCGATTGCGAAACGTCTGAATGTTCCGCTTGAAGAATATGCTAAATATGTGAAGGAGTAGAAACATGGCAGAAAAAAGAACAACACGAGATAATGAAAGTCGTGCAAAGACCCCGGCAAGAAGAAAACCGTGGGCACCACCATCAAAGTTGGCTATGCCAGATGCACCCGCTGGGTACAAACATCGTTGGATCAGAACTCATTTAAGAGGTGAGGACGATAAAACGAATATGCACTCAAGACTTAGGGAAGGCTGGGAGCCAGTAAGGGCGGATGAGTATCCAGATTCTGGAGACATGTATCCAACCATTGAAGATGGTAAAAATGCAGGGGTAATCGGAGTAGGTGGTTTGATGCTTGCACGAATACCAGAAGAAACGGTCGAAGAAAGAACTGAATATTATCGGGACCAGACCCGCAACCAGATGAAAGCCGTGGATGAAAACCTAATGAGGGAACAGCATCCCTCGATGCCAATCAGTAATGAGAGGCAAAGTCGTGTATCCTTCGGTGGTAAAGCAAAACCAACCGAGTAACTATAATGAAGCTATAAGGAGCTAAATAAATGGCTAATGTAAACGTAAAGTTTGGGTTAAAGCCGATTAGTGTTATTGGTGGTGGCATCAATTCTACTAGTCAGTATTTTATCAAAAGCGATGCTTCAGCGATTTTCCAGGGTTCTCCAGTTGAAGTCGAGTTGACAGGTGGAACCGCAGCAATCATAACAAGTGCCGATGGAGATGGTAAACAACTCCTAGGTGTTTTTGCTGGATGTGAATACGTTGATGCGTCAACAGGTAAATTAACCTTTAAAAACACATGGGCAGGGTCAGGTACTGCCGATACTAACCACGATATAAAGTGTTTTGTCTATGACAATCCAATGCAAAAATTTATTATTGCATCAGATGGGACTAACACTGACAGAGCAACTGCAAAAGCAGATATATTCAAAACAGCACAATTAGCTACTGCTACTGCTGGAAATACCACAACTGGTCTTTCAAGTGCTATGATTGATATATCAACAGCAGAAGCATCAGATCCTTCAAACCCTCTAATGATTGTGGGTATTCATGAGGATGTGACAAATGCTGATCACTCTGCCGCAGGTATCTCTTATATCGTTAAACTCAACAATCATGTATTTGCCGCTTCTAGTGGTGATGCTGATGCTGCTATATCATAAGGAGTCTTAACTATGGCAATTTCAAGAGCACAACTCGCCAAGGAATTAGAGCCGGGTTTAAACGCCCTCTTTGGTATGGAGTATAATAGGTATGAAGGTCAACATTCAGAAATCTTTGACACCGAGTCATCTGACAGAGCGTTTGAAGAAGAAGTAATGTTGAGTGGATTTGGAGCTGCACCCACTAAGTCAGAGGGTAACGCAGTAACATTTGACGATGCAAATGAGGCTTATACTGCAAGGTATAACCATGAGACAGTTGCAATGGCGTTCTCAATAACAGAAGAAGCCGTAGAGGATAACCTTTATGACAAAATCTCTTCTCGTTACACAAGAGCACTTGCAAGATCTATGGCACATACTAAGCAAGTAAAAGCAGCAGGTGTATTAAATAATGCATTCGACACTGGCGTAACAGGTGGTGACGGAAAAGCATTATGTGTAGCAGATCACCCATTAACAAATGGTGGAACTCTAGACAATGTTGCAGCAGCAGATCTTAACGAAACATCTTTAGAAGATGCATTAATCAATATTGCAGGTTTTACAGATGAGCGTGGATTAATCATTGCTTTAAGAGGCATGAAGTTAATTATACCTCGTCAGTTACAATTTGTAGCAGAAAGATTGATGGCTTCTAATATGAGACCAGGAACAGCAGACAACGATGTGAATGCACATCAATCAATGGGCATGTTGCCAAATGGTTATGTTGTGAATGATTTCTTAACTGATACAGATGCTTTCTTCATTAAGACAGATGCACCGAATGGTCTAAAGCACTTCGAAAGAATGTCTTTAGCTACTGCGATGGATCCAGACTTTGAGACAGGAAACATGAGATATAAAGCAAGAGAAAGATATTCTTTTGGTTTCTCTGATCCTCGTGCCGTGTTTGGTTCACCAGGAGCGTAAGCTTAATAAATATTTTCTCAAAGAAGGGCAGTTACATACTGCCCTTTTTTGTGTATAATAAACTAAACCTTGACAGTCGGATAAACTGACTGACATTTGCCAAGACAAGGAGATTGATATGGCTAACACAACTTTCTCGGGTCCAGTCCGATCCGAATCTACACTAAAAGCTATAAGTAAAGATGCTACTACTGGAGCAATCACAGAAGTCATTACTATGGGTGATGCACCAGTTGCATTAGGAGATGAGGATAAAACTCTTGATAATGCAACACATAGTGGAAGAGTTCTAGCAGTACCAGCTATAACAAGTAACAGAACAATAACATTACCAGCTCCAACTGCGGGAGCCACTTTCAAATTTATTTATGTGGGTGCAGCAGAGGAAGCAGAAAACTTGATTATTATTACCCCTGGTAATACTAACTTTTTCTTAGGAAATGTTCAGCATTTAGATACAAATGCAGACAATGTTTCTGTTTATGCAAATGGAAGTACTAACTCAAAGTTAACATTAACTGACTTTGGTAGTATGGAAATAAATATTGTAGCTAAAGATAGTACTAATTACTATATTTGGGGTAATGTTGTTTCTGAAGATGCTCCAGCTTTCGCTGATCAATAATAGGAGATATAAATGGCTGGATCAAGATCTGACGTAAAAGCCTTTAATGTAGATCAAGGAGCCTCTGCTGCTGTGGTAGGACCTGCAAGATCAAGAATAAGACAAATAGTCGTATTTGGTAATTCTGCTGGTGCTCTTACTATAACAGATGGTAATGGTGGTTCCAATTTGATAGTGCAAAGTTTTCCAACTGGATTACATACTCTTAATATTCCAGATAATGGTATATTGGCAGAGAGTGGTGCATATCTATCTGCTTTCACGGGTAGTGGCAACAAGCTGACTATATTCTTGTCATGACTAGAAAGAGGGATAAACAACCTCCGAAAACTAAAAAGTATTTCCGCTCTACTAAAAGTGGAGCGGGAATGACTGCAAAAGGTGTTGCTAAATATCGTAGAGACAACCCTGGAAGTAAACTAAAAACAGCTGTTACTGGTAAAGTTAAAAAAGGTAGTAAGGCTGCAAACAGACGCAAATCATATTGTGCACGATCAGCGGGGCAAATGAAAAAATTTCCTAAAGCTGCAAAGAATCCTAATAGTAGATTAAGACAAGCTAGAAGAAGGTGGAAGTGCTAATGAATAATAAAGAGTTTTCAACTGGTGTTATGATAGTTTTATTTGCAGGTGCTATAGGATGGTCTATATCAACTTTAATTGAGGTTGATAAAAGAACAGCTATCATGGCAGAAAAAGTATCTGAAAATCATAGAATGATAACACCTTTGTGGGAAGATTTTATTAGGAGAAAGAAAGATGGTTATGTCGAGGGGCTCGATGAGCAAACAGATAAAAAACTCAGTCTCAAATGGAAATAAAAAAAGACCAAAAAGAAAACGAAAAACAAAAAATATTCAGAGGAAGTCCTGTTAAGTACTGTTTAAAGTGTAAAAAGAAAAGATGGACTTGTACTTGTTATAAGGTCAGTGGATTAGAGGAGTTAAGAAGTGCCAAAAGACGCATGTTATCGCAAAGTAAAAGCAAGATTTAAAGTTTTTCCAAGTGCCTATGCTGGAGGAGCTATCGCAAAATG